ACTAGCACAACTTTCGCTGTGCCAGTTTCAGCTACTTCGAGTTCTTCGAGGTAGGAGGGATCGTCGCTAATATGGCTGAGATTATAAACGAACCATTCCGTAAAAGGAAAGAATTCGTCAAGCTTAGTATAGAGCATAGAAAACTTGCTCTTTTCTAAGGTATTCTCACCAGTCGCAACAGCGCCTGGACCATGTTTAGGTTCCAATCCTTTATAAGGATCAAGGTCACCAAGCACACGAGTAACAAGAGTTCTCGCATGCTTGAGGATTTTAAGACATTCTGGATCAGAGTCCCAACGAGAGTTGAGGACTTCTGGTCTGAGTTCGTCTTCGACCGAGACAAAGGAGTCGATGACCTTTTGGTTTTTCGATTCATGTAGTGGTACTTCCAATTTGTATAGGAAGTATGTTAGTTGTCGAAACAATCGTACTGCGATCGGAGAAGCACTTGGAAGTACTTCTCCATCATCGGAAACGATGTCCTTAAGCAACCACCCAAAACATTTGGGGATTGCACTACCACTGGTCTCCTTACGGAAGCCAATAGTAGAGAAGGGCGCACCAGTCGACAGACTTCTGTCAAGGAGTTTGCCGTAGGCCGGTAGAGTTATCGTCAAAAACGATAACCCCTCCCGGGAGAAACGTTGATTTATATAACGTTTCTCTGCTTTGTTGTGTCGATGAGATAAACCGCAAGCACTTGCTATATCGGTGTGTAGCTCAAGGAACAACGAGAGGTAAAACCTCTCTAACCTATTATTACGATTCATATATAATGTATTCGTGATGTTAGAATGTTAACTGAACTACAACCGACTGCTCGATTGCGCGCTAAGACCTCAGAGACCGCAAACCGGCGATCGCTGATGTGACATTGTTTTTCAACACTGTCATATCGGTAGTCGTATCCGACCAAAGAGGATCGGCATCCTCTGTTAGGAAAAGACCTAACAGCCGGAGAACCAGATCATCAACATTGGTAGGAGTAATTGTACCTTGCGGTTCAACTATGACCAGATACGCCGACGCCTTAACGGGCACTCCATCACTATCCGGAAGGACGTGATCGAGACGGACAAGGTGCCGATAGGAAGGGACGCTTTTGTTCTCACTACTCGCAACATGCGAGATCGTGAGTTCATGACGCTCCCCGACTACAGCCCCAGCGGAACGATAGACACCTGTCAATGGCTTGCCGGATTCATTCCGATACA